CCTATTCGAACAATATAATCGTTTAATCGGTTATGGGTCAGATTCTTCTCCATATATCTGAGAAGGTGGTGCACCTAGAGAAGAGGATTCTACATATATCAGAGACGGTCAAAGGATCGTATTCTTTGGTACTCGTAGAAAAGTATCTCACCAAATGACATTAGTAAGAACTACTGTTGGTGATATCGTAGCTCAACAAGCAAAAGAAGGTACAATGCACCTTTTAAAGAATGTTGAGAGAGAAATGTACTGGGCACATGCTCACTTTACAAACTCAGCTACTGGTAATCAAGATGGGGCGATTTCTGATCTTCCTGTAAATTCGATCGCAATGAACGGACTTTTACAACAACTATTAAAAGGTGACGCTGATAGTCAAATGAAATCACAAGAATTTGAAGGATATGGAGAAGTTAGGTCAATTTCTCAAGATCTTGCAGGTGCAACTTTATCACAAGATGATTTAGAAGACCTTGCTGTAATCGCATTGGAAAACTTTGGTGCTCCAAGTGAATTACATATTGAGCCACTAGCTCTAAGTTCTTTTGTTAAACAATTTTACCCACAATTTAGATCTGCTCCTGGTATGGGATCACAATCTGTTGGTTATGATGTAAATAAAATGGTTACATCTGCAGGTAATCTTGAATTTAAACCAAATCTATTTTTAAGACCAAGAGGAAGAGTTAGAGCTATCGGTGTTGATGGCGCTCCTGTTGCTCCAACAATTGCTGCAAATCCTACAACTAACCCAGTTGGTTCTTTAACTGCTGCTGATTCTTATGATTATAGAATTACTGCTGTTAATGATCACGGTGAAGGTTCTGCTTCAGCTGTTGAAATCGGTGTTGTTCAATCAAATGGTTGTGCTCAAGTAGCTGTTGCTGCTGTTGCGGGTGCAAAGTACTACAAAGTTTACCGTAAGGTAACTGGTGCTGCTGCTGGTTCTGAACAATTTATTGGAAACTATAAAGATGGTTCAACTATTACTGATGCTGGTGCTAAAGGTGCTGGTCTTGGTGAGGCATTCTTACTAGACATGAGTTCTGAAGTAATGAGATTTAAGCAATTAAGTCCATTAAGTAAAATCAATTTCGCGATTGTTTCTACTGCTCTAGAATTTGCTGTTGTTCTTTACGGTGCGCTTTTTGTATACGCTCCGAGATTCAACTGTCTATTCAAGAACCTTGGTAAATAATCTGAAACGATAAGATTAAATAAAATAAGGCTACTTCGGTAGCCTTTTTTATTTCCCTAAAATACCGCAAACAATTAAAATCACGTATAATCTATCTATGAAGAAAATAATGATACAAGAATCTTCAGAGAATTCATTAATTAGAAGACGACTTCTAAGAATGCTTAGAAAATTAAATGTAATTATTATAAAAATGAATACTATGCATAACAATGACATGGATATAACTACTTTCACATTTGAGGATAAATATGGATCATCTTAAGCAATTCCTTAAGGAACTATGTGATAGTGGTATATATTATGCTGAGATAGTAGAGAACTGTGCAGAAATCTTTATTATTGAAGATTCAACTCCTGCAGTATTATTAGAACTAAAAGATGATTTTTATCATGTTAATTTTAGATGCGATATTCCTGTTAGGCAAGTGGCACAACTTATGTATGATATGACAACTATAGATGAAGACATAATACTTGGTCCTGAATTTATCATCAGCCAAGAACAAGGTGTTGTCTACGGGCAAAGTGCTTTAGCACTATTTTATATAACTGTCCACAAAACTATGGAAGATGTCCAGATGAAACACGAGGCAGAACTAGACGGTGTTACATATGTAGTAGAACAACCATTAGAGGTATTTGGTTTAAGATCAAATCCAAAAGAAAAAAGTAAAATACAAAAAATGTGGGATGGACATGATTGATGGACTTGAATGTGTTAAATGTAGTACAAAGGTAGAAAATAAACTACTATGTGATAAATGTAGTAAAGAAGATATAAGATTAGGAGAAGCGATGAGTCAAAAGGTATGTAATGGGTGTGATATAAAAGGTACATATTTCTTAGAAGGGTTATGTAATACATGCTTATCTAAAAAAGATGATAATGATGTTATCAAATGGCCCAAACATTATAATACTGGTAAAATACAACCTATAGAAGCTATTGAAGATTGGAAGCTGGACTTTCGATTGGCGAACGCGGTAAAGTATATAGCAAGATGTGAACATAAAGGTAAAGCAAAACAAGACTTAGAAAAAGCAATTTGGTATATTGAAAGATATATTAAGATTGAATTAAACAAGGATGTAAATAATGGCTAAAGCAAAAAAGGCAGTCAAGAAGACGCCGATTAAAAAGAAGGTGAAAGCAGTTAAGTATAAAAGATATACTTCACCTACAAGCAAAGTTGGCAAGCCTAAAGTGCTTGTTTATGATATAGAGACTGCTCCTATTCTCGGTTCAATATGGGGATTGTGGGATCAAAATGTTGGTCTTAATATGATCTCATCAGATTGGCACATTATGTCCTGGTCTGCCAAATGGTTAGATGCTCCAGTGACTGAAGTCATGTATATGGATCAACGACACAAAAAGAATATAGAAGATGATAAGGATCTCTTAAAAGAGATTTGGTCATTACTAGATGAAGCTGATATGGTTATTACTCAAAATGGTAAGAAATTTGATCAGAAGAAACTCAATGCTAGGTTTATCCTCAGTGGTATGCAACCACCTAGTTCATATAAGCACATAGATACATTGCGTATAGCTAAGAAGCATTTTGCTTTTACTAGTAATAAATTAGCCTATATGACAGATAAATTATGTGTCAAATATAAAAAGCTATCTCACGGTAAATTCCCAGGATTTGAATTGTGGAAAGAGTGTATGGCTGGAAATCAAGAAGCATGGCAAGAGATGGAAGATTATAATCGATATGATGTACTTTCGCTAGAAGAGCTATACAGAATACTCATACCATGGGACAATACATTTAACTTCAACGTTTATAATGATGGCAATGAAACGCTATGTAAATGTGGAAGCTCAAGCTTCAGTAAAAATGGCTTCTATTACACTTCAGCGAGTAAATTCCAGAAGTATAAGTGTAAGAAATGTGGTCACGAGACTAGAAGTAAAGTTAACCTAATGTCCAAAGAAAAGCGTAAATCGCTAAGAATGGACACACCTAAAACATAAAAACAGAAGTTACTACTGTTTGTGGTATAATACTCTTATAAGACTAATACATTATAGGAGTATTATAGTATGAAAGCAGCAAACAATGCCTCACAATCACAAAGATTTTCAGAATCAGGGATGGTTTGGGAAGAAAAATTAGTACTAGCAGGATCTATCGAGGTGGCAAAATACGCTACTGTAAGAGTTAGATGTATATCTGCAGGCGCCGTATCAATAGATGGAGTTGTAGCAGCAACCATGATTGCAACCGAAGTTCTAATCCTTAATGCTGGCTCTGGTGATCCACTAGATGCTAAAGAAACAGTAACTATAACAACTGCAACAAATATGGCTGTTCAAGTCGCTAGAGACGAACCACGTAAATCTTAATAGGAGTACTCATGAAGTTATCTAACTTCAAGGAACTCTTGTTAAGGAAGTCATCAGACGACCAGAACCTACAGTTCCTTATCAAACATATCAAAGATGATTTTTTAACAGATCATATCATTGAATCATTATCTAAGATGGCATCTCAAAAGCTTATCAATGATGCTTTAAAGCATTATGGATCTAATGCTGATGCTGATCATGATGGCGGAATGATTCACGATCAACTATCTCATCATGCATCTCACTATAAAGCTGCACTAAAAAATGATGATAAAAATCTAGCTGACAAACATATGTCAGCAATCCACAAAACTATGTTCATGTTAAATAAACTTACTAAGGATGGTAAAGAGAATCATTCTGGTGGTGAAATTAATGTAGAAGCTCCTAATCCTATGCATTGGGAAGAGCGTGCTAAAGATGGAACTACTTCAGATACATATGGTTGGGGAGCAGTTCATAAAGGTACTACTAACTTTGATCATATGAGACAAGCACCTATTAAGGGTAGAACCGATGCTGTTAAAGGTGATGGTTCTGTAAAGAAATATAAGAAAGATAGAAACTATAATAAGATTAAAGCACATGGCCATAACAAAGCTTATCCTCTAGAAGAGATTAAGGTTAATGGTAAACATATTCATATAGATGCTGTTGAATCTACAAGTAATTTTGAAAGTCATCCTTTCGATTCACATCCTATTATCGGTCATGGTATAAGAACACAGTCACAACATGGTAAAGATAATCATGATAAATACTTATCAGAGTATGATACTTTTCACGATGAAGGTGGATCAGCTGATCAATATTATGACAGAATAGAAGCAAGAGATCCTGCTGAACATGAAGCAAGAGGATCAAAGAAATCTGATGCAGTTCATGCTCATATAAATGACCACGAAGATTTTGAAGCATTAGATCTTAATGAAAGTAAATCAAGTTCACAAAATGCACCTAAAGCGACTTCGGCAGCAGTGTCATCTCCAGAACATATTGAGATGAAACAAAGACATG